AGTAACCGTCCTCCTTGAGCGTTTCCCCTACCGCTATGTGCAGTGTGGGATGCTGGAGAATGGATTCCCAGACTACCGTATCCAGAAGGTAGACTCCTATACTGACAAGTATAAGGACATGTATCTCTTGGACAATAGCACTCAACTTGATTATGCTATGGAAGACTTTGAATACACCAAGTGGTTGGACCCCGATGGTGTGCCATCCTATGTGAAGAATGTCGTTACAGCATATAATTAGAGTCTGGAAGTACTCTCTAGGGTCATTCTCTGATGACAAGACAGGACCCTATGATAACTACATTGCAGGTGTCCGCACCTGCATTTTTGTATCCTATCTTGTCACTAATTGTTTTATCGTTAGCGGAGTAATCCGTCATTGGAATTATGAAAGCAGAATTGAAAGCAGCAACCGAAGCACTGAAGAAAGCATTGCACAGTGCGATCGACGATCCCAAATTCAACCGCAGTCACCTGAGTGAGTTGTGGCGTCACTACAATGGTGTGCAGACCATCTATGAGGACTGTGCTGATGACGTGCCCCAGATCCAATTCCAACAGGACCTTCTGACTGAGACTCCTGCAGGTGATTACTTCTTTTCTCCCGAAGCAGAGGGTGGGTGGCCAAGTAGCAGCATCAGTTTGTCCTCCGATACCATTGCAGCAGCAGGACCTGTAAACATTGATACCAACTTCGGTCAGGATGTCATAACCTTTTCTTAAGGTTTGGGGTTGACAAACTTTACAAACTGATATATAGTATTGTAACGTTTCTTAACAAACCATTTATGACTGTCACTACAAACGAGTACGGACAACAGAATATGTTTGGAAGAGAGACTCAACCCTATATCGATCCTGAGGTATTGAAGCAAATGCAATCTGACGTTTACGAAACTCACAACGAGAAAGCTGAAAAGCTTAATGGTAGACTCGCCATGCTTGGTTTGGTCTCCGCATTCCTGTCCTATGCCTTCACTGGCAAACTTTTCTTCGGAGTATTCTAATGACACCTGAAGCAGAAAGATTTAATGGATGGGCAGCAATGGTAGGAATCATTGCAGCATTCGGTGCTTACGCACTAACAGGACAGATCATTCCTGGTCTGTGGTAGATGACTGATTTCGTAGTAGATTCATACCCTGCATGGAAAGCAATCCTCTGGTGTTTCTATCCAATGGGTGCTCTCGTTGCTATTGAATTGTTTCTACGGGCAGTTAACAATAATGATGACGACGACGATGGCGGTGGGGGCATGATGATCCCTGCCTATGCGCCGCGTTGACACCGACAACTAAATACGCTATACTAACGGGGTCCTGCGGGACCCCTTTTAACTATGGATAGACTAAACATGAGACCACTTGTAATGGTATCAGCAATGCTGCCACTGCTGATGGCATGTGCTTCCTCTTCCCCTCAGAAATCTGAAGCAGCAGGACTCAGACCTACCAAGATCTATGAGCGCAGATGGGAGTGTGTTGACTGCACACCTGAGGAGAAAAAAGTTGTAGCGTATCTTCAAGACGTAAAGATTAACGACAAAAATGCTATTGCTACAATTCTTGGCAACATTAGACAGGAGTCTAATTTCATTGCCAATATATGCGAGGGAGGTGCTAGAGTTCCTTACCACGATTGTCATCGGGGTGGTTATGGCATCATTCAGTGGACCAGCGTAAACAGATACAATAACCTTGGCAAGTTTGCCAAGAAGTATTTCTGTGACCCCTCTGAATTCAACTGCCAACTCCGTTACATGATTAACGAGAGTGTATTCCAACGTCAACTTCCTTACTTCCAAGGGGGTGGACAGACTATCAGTTACTATATGAAACCTGCCTACCGTTGGTTGGGTTGGGGCATCAAAGGTAACCGAGAGTTGTATGCATACGAATATCTAAATAAACTTAAGATGTTTGGATGAGACAATGTATTGTCTGGAGTTTTACTGGGAAGGAGATTGGATTCGTCTAAAGAATTATTCCAATCTCTCTTTACACAAGGCACAATTTCTCCTGCATCTGTGTCAAGCAGGTCAGGATGCATTCAAAACTAAGAAAGAATTTAGGATGATTTCTCTATGATTGATGACTGGCGCTACGATGACGGTAAAATGGTAGAGAGGCAACTCTGCCTCACCTCTTTCATACATCAGGGAATCCCCATAAATAGAGAAGTGTATGAATTCTGTCACTACTATGTGTCAAACGGTATGCTGAAGGTACCAGACACAAAGGAAAAATTAGAAGAAGAATTAAGGTCCCACAATGGGGACCTTTATGCTTTTGTTGGTGACGGAATTTCTAAAGAGTTTGACCTCTGGAAGAAAATAAATGAAGGACCTGTCCGACAAGAAAGCGATCAAGAAACTAATCAAGCGAGCGAAGAAGCATCCTGACTGGTATAGTGAATACGAGTTGGCATATGTTAAGATGCTGAAGCGAGCAAAGAAACAACAACCTAAACCCGAATAGTATGCGTATTGTTATCGTTGGAGGTGGCACGTCAGGATGGATGACTGCCGCTGCTTTTTGTAAAACCTTTCCTCAATGGGACATCACTATGATTTCCAGTGGAGATCCTATTGGGGTTGGCGAGAGCACTACGCCACACATCAATCAGTATCTCAACTACATGGGGATTACTGATGATGTATTCCTTCCTGCTGCACGAGCAACCTATAAATCTTCATCTAGGTTTGATGGATTCGTGAAGCAAGGTGAAGTATTTCATTATCCCAATGGACAATCTGTCCTACAGAACGTAAAATTTCAGGAGTGGATGCTCGCTAAAGCATTTCATCCGAAGAATCTACCTCCATTCTCTGAGGTATTCATGCCATTTGTTACGGTGGCAGAAGCAGGGCGACTCCCACTGAATAAAGATATTCTAGAGCCCTATGACTTATCAAAAGATCGATCCTTCCACATTAACGGATCAGCATTCTCCGACTTCCTCCGTAAGACTTTCTGCAAAGATCTTAAGGTGGTTGATAGCAAGGTTAAGTCTGTTGCTGTTAAAGGAAGGGACATCGAGCACGTCGTGGTCACTGGTGGACCACACTCCCTCAGGGGAGAAAAGATTTTTGGTGATCTCTTTATCGACTGTACAGGGCAGCAAGCAGTGCTCTCAGGATCGCTTAGTAAGTGGAAACCCTTCTCATCTATCATAACTGATAGCGCACTTGTAGTTAAGACTGACTACAGCAATCGTGAGAAAGAGATGGTCCCCTACACCAACGCTGAAGCAAAGAGTGCTGGTTGGCAGTGGACTATTCCTACCTATGATTTCATCAGCAGAGGATATGTATTCTCATCTAAATTCCAGAGTGAGAGTGATGCCCGTAAAGAATTTGGTTACGATGATGCTCGCCTAGTTAAGTTTGACAACGGCAGACACGAGAGGGCATGGACAGGTAACTGTGTGTCCATTGGACTCTCATATGGATTCATCGAGCCGCTAGAATCTACAAGTCTTTTCAACACACACCATGGCATCCTTGCTCTCATGGACCTCCTACAGGAGGCACCTCTGCCTGGACAATTCCAACGTGATCGCTTCAACCATAATCTCAGTGAGCATATGGATGGATGGCGTGAGTTTGTAGAAGCACACTACTATTATTCCCGTCGTCGTGACACTCCCTTCTGGAGTCACGTCAGCGATGGTGTCGAGTATGATGTAACTGGCACCCATGAAGTCATCCAATACATCATGAATGGCAACGAGCCCATTACACATGGTGGCACACCAGTCCTCCACATCCTTGCAGGATCTGGTTATACTACTGTCAACAAGCGCCTCAATGAATACTTCAAGTATCCAGAGCTTGTCACTCGTCGGAAGGTTGACGAGTGGGCATACAAGCACCAACGTGTGCGAGAGTATGCTGAGACCTGTCCCCCTATGTCAGTTTTTCTAGAGTCCACCTTCAATTACTCTTGACAAGGTGTGGAAATCCCTATATAGTATACGAATCGTTACAAAACGATCGACGCCTCACCGAGACTAAACAGCGTCGTTAAATAACAGTCTCTCATACCGACAACCTGAGGGTGGTTGACGGAATATTTCTAACACTGTCCCCTGCAGTATTACCTACCCTTTTTTTCAATGTCAAGTACAATTCTTTCCCAAAGGGGAAGGACTTCCAACTGGGAATCTTTCTGCCAATGGGTTACTAGCACAAATAATCGTCTTTATGTTGGTTGGTTTGGAGTCCTTATGATTCCTTGCCTTCTCGCCGCTACAATTTGCTTCATTACTGCCTTCATCGCTGCTCCTCCTGTGGACATCGATGGCATCAGAGAACCTGTTGCAGGATCTCTTATGTATGGTAACAACATCATCTCTGGTGCTGTTGTCCCTTCGTCTAATGCTATTGGTCTGCACTTCTATCCTATCTGGGAAGCAGCGACCATGGATGAATGGTTGTATAACGGTGGTCCTTATCAGTTGGTTGTATTCCACTTCCTTATCGGTGTAGCTTGCTACATGGGTCGTGAATGGGAATTGTCCTACCGTCTTGGTATGCGTCCTTGGATCTGCGTTGCTTACTCAGCACCTGTTGCTGCTGCCGCTGCAGTCTTCCTCGTTTATCCTTTCGGTCAGGGATCTTTCTCTGATGGTATGCCTCTTGGTATCTCTGGTACATTCAACTACATGTTTGTCTTCCAAGCGGAGCACAACATTCTGATGCACCCCTTCCATATGCTTGGAGTTGCGGGTGTCTTCGGTGGATCTCTTTTCTCTGCTATGCACGGTAGTCTCGTGACCTCTTCTTTGGTCCGTGAAACTACTGAAACCGAGTCACAAAACTACGGTTACAAGTTTGGTCAAGAAGAAGAGACCTACAACATCGTTGCCGCTCACGGTTACTTTGGTCGTCTGATCTTCCAGTATGCTTCTTTCAACAATTCTCGCTCGCTGCACTTCTTCTTGGCAGCATGGCCTGTTGTGGGCATCTGGTTTACCGCCCTCGGCGTCAGCACCATGGCATTTAACCTCAACGGTTTCAACTTCAACCAGTCCGTCGTTGACGCTGGTGGAAGAGTCATCCCAACTTGGGCAGACATTCTCAACAGAGCAGGTCTTGGAATGGAAGTCATGCATGAAAGAAATGCACACAACTTCCCCCTCGATCTTGCGACTGCTGAGTCCACACCTGTGGCCTTGACTGCACCTGCGATCGGTTGATATAAGACTCTAAACGTCTAACTAAATAGAGGAGCGGGCAACCACTCCTCTTTTTTAATGTCTGAGCATATTCGTAATCTAGTTGCACGTTGCTATAACGTGACAGGTCCTATCGGTCTAGAGCCTAACGCTCTTGACGGTCAGAATCCTGCGAGTGAATTCACGCCAGCATCTGCATCCTCGTCTGGTCCTGTGCAGACACAGACACCATCAGAAATTATTCAAACCCTCGTCGGTAGATGCTACGGTCCCGACGTGGTGCCTCTCGAACCTAACCCTCTGGACTCGATCAACATTCCAGAGAGGGATCAACCACCGTCACCTGATCCAGTCCCAACACCTGCTGAGGTGATTCAGGATCTGGTTGGACGATGCTACCCTGACATACCACCCCCACAACCACCTCGTCCACCCGACGATCTCCCTGATCTTCCTGTTATCGTTAACATTGATCCCATCATTTGTTTTGTTACTGATGAGTTGGGTATTGAGGTGCCTGGATTAGAATGCGGCAACGATATCGTCATCAAGTGGCCAACGCCTGATGACAGTAGCGGTCCATGGTTAGGTGGTGGAGGAGATGACTGTGAAGAAGTCATCAAGTTAAAGGTCCGTGGTAAAGTCAAAGACATGGGAGGCGGCAAGTGGTTAGTCATTGGCAGCAACCCTGAGAAGTTTCTCTACTGTGACATGGGCACAGGTGGAAAGACAGAGTGGGAAGAGTGTGTAAGAAAGACTCTTGAATGTACATTCAAACCCTATCTTGGTGGTGGTTGGTCACCTCCCAAGGCAGACTGTGAGGGTTTCCATCCTCGTGGATGGTCTGCTAACCAGACTGAGGTTTGCATTAAGAATTGCTTCCCTGAAAGACTACCTGTCTATGAGTCTGTTGATGGTGATGAATACAACTATCACAATGAGCTCCAACCTCCTAGTGGATACACTCTGACTAACTCTGAGCCTGCATGGTGGGTGCTAAAAGAAAAGACTGGTGGTAGAGCAGGTGGCACTGGTGTCAACGTTGAGTTGGTCACTAACCGTGCTGCAGGATTTAGTAACGAAGAAAATAATCCACCAATCAAGACAACTAATAAGCAAGGTCAGGGCACTGGTCAGTGGATTTATAATGAGGGTGGTGCTAAGTTTTGGCCTAAGAAAAATGTAGGTCTACCTAATGGCAATAGTGTCAGAGGAGATATTGCACAGCACACCATTAGATATGGTAGGGTAGTTATTAACTTTGAAGTCAGACCTGTTTATAGAATTAGTGGTGGTGATGTAGACGATATCGATAGTGAATGGAGAGTCACATCTTGGGAAGGTAAACTGCCTGAGTCTGGTGTTGAGATTCCTTTTACATTCATGCCTAAACAGAATGGAAAGGATGGACAGCAGATGATGACAATCATGGCAGTCATTCTTGGACCTGAGTCAAGAGAATTCAGCACACCTCTGTTTAAGTACAAGGGTAATCAAAGCGATCACTTCCTAACTACAAACCCTGGTGAGCCCGACAGTGAGGGTAAGGGTGAGAGAGCGACCATGAATAGTGCTGGCATGGTCTTCCATAGTATCCTTGGATATGTCTTCCAGAGGAAGGGTGATGGCATCTCATACATTGCTGACAGGGAGCGTCTGTATGGTCTCCACCGCTTCTACAACCCCTCTACGGGAGACCATAGGTATACTATTGATCCCCAAAACAATACAACCCCTCAGAGAGTCTCTGACAGCAG